GGTAACATCCGTACTATCAACGAAATCAGACAAAGCCGTAACATGGCAAAACTTGATGATGAACGGGCTGACGATCCCTTTGCTGGCTCAACTCCTGCTCAATCTTCTTTTGGTTCATATCAAGGAATGGAAGAAGTCGTACCGCCGAAATCAAGGCGCATAAACGGAAAGCATATTCACCGGACATTAAAAGACGTTCCTGTCGAAATCAAATACCCATGAGCGAATTATCAGGCGGCAGTAATCCTCCCGTAAGTACAGGGGAAAGCAAAATCGCTGTTCCCATGAAGCATATCTTTGCCGTCCAGTACCATGATGCCATTAAACGTGAAGTATGGGACAAAATGGATTTCGATTGGGTTGCTTCAAAGGCATGGGCTGATGAAATCTACAAGTACACTCACGGACAGATTGGAGTATTTCTTGTTCAGGGTGGAAAGAAAGCTTCCGAACAGGTTGGAGTGCATCTTACTGACTTCATAGATCGCCCTGCCGTACAACATGCCGCACGAAAAGAAACCTATCAATTCGCAAATGCCGTTGGACACTCTACAAAAGACAAACTGAAAGCCACGCTAGAGGAAGCACACGCCAACGGAGAAACCATAGATGAAATGAAGAAGCGCATAAAGACTACACTTGGATTTGACCCGGATAAAGATGTTTATACCGATTACGAAGAATCCAAGAAGATGTCAAACTGGAGAGCGGAGCGAATAGCAAGAACTGAATCGGCAAGGGCTGTTGGTGTAGGGACAAGACAGGGTTACGTTGAATCGGGTGTAGTCAAGGCGGCTGTCTGGAAAACCGCTTCTGATGCCTGCCCGTTCTGTATGGACATGGACGGAGAGGAAGTTCCATTGAACCAACCGTTTCTTAAAGAGGGAGAGGAACAAGATGTCGAGTATGGCGGCGACATAATTACTCTGGTTCAAGATTATTCCGATGTACTTGCCCCTCCGCTTCATCCGAATTGCCGCTGTACTCTTGTTCCGAGACTACTTGATATTTACGAGGACATAATTGCAGGGAAGCGATAACAACAACAAAAGGACTACATGAAAATATTGTATCATTCTGTGCCAGCATTATTCAGGACAGGGTATGGAGTTCAGACAAAATTGTTCACACATAAACTCAAAGAGGCCGGACACGAAGTTTATGTTTCATCCAATGTTGGTGTTTATCCAACAATGATATTGCCGGACGGAATACCGATTCTTTCCGCTGGCACTCGTGGCAACATGGGAAATGATTTCATTAAGGCACATTTCAACAGCGTAAAGGCAGACTTCATCTTGTCTTTATCTGATACTTTTGTCTATGACTGTTCGAAGTTCAAGTCATTGCCGTGGATTGCATGGCAGGTGATAGACGGAGATCCTCTGTTTCAAGGAATGAAAAAGGCCGTCCATTCGTGCAAGCACAATATCGCCATGAGCAAGTTTGGGTTGAAGTGTTTGCAGAAAGAAAACGTGCCGGCTTCGTACGTCCCGCTTGCCTATGACAAGATGGACTTTTACCCATGCGACAAGACAATAGCCCGAATGTATCTTTCGGCGTTATGGGAAATAGAACTGAAAGACAGGCCGTTGATTGTGGTTAATTCTGCCAATATGTCGAATCCAAGCAGGAAGAACTTTGGAGCGGCGTTTGAGGCGTTTAAGATTCTGCTCCAACATTATCCTGATGCCGTCCTGTATGTTCATGCAGAAGCGACCGGAAATATGTCTTGTGGTGAGAATCTTTACAAACGGGCAAAGTTAGCAGGACTTACTCCGGAAAATACCATCTTTGCCAACCAGTATATGTATAACATGGGTTCTATTGACACCGAATATATCAGGATGATGTACAATGCCGCAGATATGCTTCTGAATACATCTATGGGTGAAGCATTCGGAGTACCAGTTATAGAAGCCTATGCCTGTGGGTGTCCTGTGCTTGCGCCTGCTTGTACGTCGCTTCGTGAACTTGTTGACTTACGCTGGCAAGTCTATCACGGAACAGACTATTCACCTTATGTTGGTGTACATCATTTCGTTGTTGATACTGAAGCGGTTTCCTACGAAATGGAGAAGCATCTTGCCAGCAAAGACCGCTGGACTGACGAAAGAATAAAGGATTGCACCAAACGAGCAGAGCCCTATGAGATAGCTGCTGTTTATGAATTGCACCTGAAACCGTTAATTGATAAGATTCAGGACGGATCAATAAATCTACAAGGAGAAACAAACTATGAAGAAGCAAAAGACGATTGAACCCTTTGTCCGTGAAGTAAAGTTATCGGCGTTCTTCGATAAGATGCCAGCGGCATTCAGGCGGTCAATTAAGGAAATCATTTCCGATATTTCCGAAATTAAGATTGTGCGTGTTAATAGCCAGTTTGAACTGAAAGAACTGGACGACAAGAAACAGACCATGACCGCATACGCTTCAACAAGGCGATTAGACCATGACGGAGATATTATCATGCCTATGGGATGCAAGACCGACATTTACAAGATGAATCCAGTTGTATTGATGGCGCATGACTACCAATCTCTTCCAATAGCAAAGGTTCTCGACATTACACCAGACCCATACGGCGTTCTCGAAAAGATAGAGTTTGCACCAACCGAAAGAGGACAAGAGGCATGGCAACTGGTCAAGGGCGGCTTCCTGAATACTCTTTCTGCTGGCTTCATGGCAGATGATGTCTTTTATCGTGAAGACGACGAGTTCACTTCGTTGTGCGACAAGTTCCAACGTGAATGGCCGGAGTTCAAAGGATGCGATAGAGATAGAGTTCGTCGCATTGTAAAGTCGTGGACACTGTTTGAGACTTCGTTGTGCGCTGTCCCGGCAAATCCATACGCACTTGTTCAGGATGTGGCTAAAGGGAAGATAAAACTTTCGGACGAAATGACCAAGCGGCTGGAACTGGAAAAGTACATGAAGACAACAGAACACGAACCGCCGATTGTTCCTGAACCAGCTCCTGCAATTAAACCGGAACCCGCAAAACCAGCGACGGATATAAAAGAAATCGCCATAATTCGACCTGCAATCGAAAAAATAAACATCAGGCAAACCCTTACAGAATCGGCATTATCTGACATGATAGAGAAAATCGTTACGAAAGTTATTGCCAAACGTCGAGGAATAATCGGATAATATAGACACTTGGAAAAGGTTGATACCAGCAATCCTACCCGAAAGGGCGGCAAGCAAACGCAACCAAGAGCCACTTTTAATTTAACAAAGGAGAAACGTCATGCGTAGAATAAAACTTGCGAAAGACTGGAAAGCTCCCGATGGAAAAGAATACAAGGCCGGAACTGTCCTCGAAATGGACGAGAAATCGGCTGCCGCCTGCCTGCTTGATGAGGCTGGTTCAATAGATAACTCCGCAACCGTTGATATTAAGACCGCTTCTGTTGACATAGAGGCGAAGGTTGCGTCAGCAGTTACAAAGGCGATTGAAGCACAGATAAAAGACCTCCCTGCCAAGACCGCAAAGGAGATTCATCAGATTTCAGTAAAAGATATGTCTGACGAAGACCCGTCTTACGGCTATCTCCCGAATCCGGAAAAGGCAACGAAGTCAGAGAAGCTCTGGGCTTTAGGTAATTTCGCAAAGGAAGTCAAAGACGCTGGCGAGAATCTTGCCAAGCCATGCGAGAGACTGTTGAAGTGCATGACCAGAAGCCAAGAACGAATAACAAAGGCATTTGATGCTGGAATGATTCACAAAACAGCAGGTGATGGAATGACCGTTGGTGCGGACGACAGCCTCGGTGCGCTAATTCCTCCGACACTCAATACCATGCTTCTTGATGCCGCTATGGAGACTGCGGTAATCCGTCCTATGGCTACGGTAATCCCGATTTCCACATTGCAGATTCAGTTGGACAAGCTGAAAGACTATGACCGCTCCGGTGGTCTGATTTACGGCGGTCTGTATGCAGTATGGTCTGCTGAAAATGCTTCGCTGACAGCTTCACAACCGAAACATGAAGTAATCTCTCTTAATCTTCATGCCCTGCATATTCTCGCTTACGCTTCGCATCAGGCGTTAAGGTTTGCACCGTTCGACTTGGGCGGCTACCTTCTTCCGAAGATGGCTTCTGCGATAACGTGGAAAGAGGAAGACGGATTCATTAACGGTTCTGGTTCTGGTATGCCTCTTGGCGTACTGAATGCTCCGGCAAAAGTTGAACTGACAAAGCAGACCGGACAAAGCACAACGGCAAACAAACTGGTGACGGCAAATGTTGACCAGATGATTGCCCGTATCAAGATCGAGAAGATGGCATCGACATGCTTCATGTACAACCGCCCAGACCTGTACGAGTATCTGGTTGCATTGTCCCGTCCAGTTGGTACTGGCGGTCAGATGGCATTGCTCTATAGCCCGATAAGTGTTGCTGATAGCAGAACGGCGCAACTTTGTGGCCTGCCCTGCATAGACAGTGAACATGTCCCGGCTGCGGCTGCTGCTGGTGCGATGTTCATTACTGACTGGTCGCAGTACATAATTGCCGACGACCGCATGGGTGCTGAAATCGCACAGTCCATGCACCTGAAGTTCGATTACGGACAGAACGCATACAGGATAATCAAATACGTTGACGGACAGCCGAGCAATACGAGTGCGTTCACTCGGTTCAAAGGGACGAATACAACCAGTTCGATTATCGCAATGCCGTCATTGTCGTAAGGTGTGGTTAAACAAGAAACAAAGCAGGGGTGATAAACTTGCCCCTGCAAAAGATAAGGAGATAGAACATGAGCAGACGTTTAATAGGTGCTGGTGGAATGAATGTTCAACAGGCTGTTGCTCCAGCGGCGGCTATAAGTAATGCGGCTGTCGCAGGAGACGTTGTTTCGATAAGGGACTGGGATCATATTACCATCCTGATTAACTTCGGTTCGTTTACTGCTGACCTTAATGCAGACTTGACCATAACAGGGTCAAGTGCTGTTGACGGAACGAGCGATGATGAGACTCTTGCAACCATCAACTTCCGTAAAGACGACGGATCAGGAACATGGGGAGCGATCACACAAGTAACAGACAGCAAACTTGATATTGTTGCTAGCGGTGATATTCCTCTTACGGAGAATACGCAGGTTGCAATCGAGATTGACGCCGCAGAGATCAAGGCACTTTCAACAAGTGCTGACCTTGACTATGTGCATTTTGACATAGGGGCGGGTGGAGCGTATGCGTATTATGTTTCCGCAGTTTACATCCTGTCTCGTGGCCGCTACACACAGGATATTCCGCTTTCAGTTCGTGCGTAGTCCTTGTTGTTGTTAAGGTTGCTCCTGCCCAAGTTAGTTCGGGCAGGGGCAATCAAAGGAGAAATACTAATGAAGAAATTAACAAATGCTCTTGTGATAATGCTCGTGTGCGCTGTCATGCCCGTTTTTGCAGACAGCGACTTGCACTGGTCGAACCCTCAAACACAAAACGGGACGTTCATTCTCGGCGGTGTTACGCTGACAAACTCAACCGCAACGAACATGACGCTTGCCGGAACAACTACAATGGGAACGGCCACGCTTACCAACCCAACCTTGAGCGGGACTGTAACTGCGGCGGGAACAAACAACCTGAGTGGTGTTAATACCATCACCGGAACAACTGTCCTGAAAAACGGTACATTGCAGGGTACGTTGACCATGAGCGGTACAAACAATCTAACTGGTGTCAACACCATCTACGGTGAGACTGTTTATGGGACTACTTCTCTTAATGGGACAAACACCATAAAGGGAACCACCACCATCCAGAATCCAACGATCAACGGAACAGTGACGTTACCCGGAACAAACAACATGACTGGAATACTCCAGATGGCCGGAGTTGCCGCATGGAGCGGAACTATAACGAATAAGTTTGATGACGCTAATTATACTAATTTTTATTATGTATCATACGGCGTTATTACTAATGTTATCTATGATGGTGCTCCGTAACTGAGTCCAATCTTGTGGCTGGTGGGGCAGTCCTGCCAGCCACCACAGGAGGAAACATGAAAAGACTTCTGATTTATCTGGTTCTTGTGTTGGTTCTTTGTTGTGGTTCTACCTTTGCTCAAAAAGCTACTTTCACCTATCCCGATATGCCTACGGATATAAAATATTTCGATGTGGCATTCAGCAATTACTTCGATGGATACACCAATGTGTATTATTCCACTGGCAATACAAAGTGGATTTCGGGTTACATGGATAGGGTGATTGTGCATAGCATGATATCCAGCGGGGCGACTATAAGCGTGTATCTGAAAGACGATAAGGGTATTGACTTATTTGCTGGTCTTGGTGTTGGACTTGCGACATCTACGCCGACTCATTCTTTCTTTCCGGCAATCAGGATGAATGATGGATTGGGTATAACAAACCTTGCGCCATTCTGCTTCTCGTCAGTATTATCGTTGATTGCAACCAACTTCGCTGACCCAAATCCCACTACCAATTATTGCGGAAGTGTGAGGGTTTTTTATGTTCCGTCCAAATGAAGACAAGATATTGAGGCGGTCGACGTACATGAAACGCAAACAAGGGGATTCGAAACATGTCCAACGAATTAACCACGCAGTATCTTTATCGGAACGCCTACCAAAAGACAGCGCCAACAGGTGGGAACGATAATTCTCTGGCGCAATGGATTACGGCTGTATCGGAAGCAGTAGCACGGTATTGCGACAGGACATTTGGCGTTACGACGTATCGAAGATGGCTGGATGGTTCAGGAACGCCTCAAATCGTCCTTCCGGATTTCCCCATTGTTGCAGTGTACGGAATGGCCGTCACAACCGCATTTGCCCTTGATATAAAAAATACTACGGCAAAGTTCGCAACCGTTTCTACAGACGAGACTACTATGCAGTTGTTTTCTGTTTCAACTTTAGGTGTTGAGTCTACGACATCAATAACACTTTCATCTTATCCTACAATTACTTTACTTGCGGCGTATATCAATACCCTGACAGGCTGGACGGCAACCATAACCACAGGAATGGATAATGAACCGACAACACTGATAAAACCTTACCAAAACGATTTTGCTGTGTCGCCGTCCTATTTCCAGTGTGAGATTGCATCAGACTTTGAGCCAATGCGGATACGTTCTGAATCCAACAGAGTGATAGAGAGAATGTTCGGCAACCTCGGGACATTTACAGGCGATCAAGCTATCTGGTATCCGTACAGGATGTCAACTCTGGGATCAATCATACCGGAGGGGCGTTCAAACGTATTCTGTTGGTATAAGGCTGGCTATACGCTTCCGGTTGATAATCCGGGACATACTACGCTTTCTACCGCTGGTAATGTCCCGGCCAGCCTGACGCAGATAGTAAATAACATCGTCAAAGGGCTGGAGGATTCCGTCAACCAGACAATAGGCGGCGCCCAGAGCGAATCAATAGGCGACTACTCTTACAGCATGGGGGACGGAGGCAGAGCGATAATACAGAAGCTTATTCTGGAAAACTCAAGTTCATTATCATCGTTCAGGAGAATGACGCTATGGGTTTGAACGGATTATATTCTGATGTTGTCGAAATAAGGAAACCGACAATATCCCAAGATACGGATGGATCCCCGAAAGCGGAATGGGACACGATAAAGAAGAATGTATCGGGCAGGCTTCGCCGTATGTCTAATGACGAAAAAGTGTCGAGGGGTATAATGTCAAACGTGGATGCGTTCAAGTTCTACTGTAATTCAGGAGAACCGATAGAGTCAACTTGCGAGATATGGGATGGCGATGCCAGATACGAAGTGCTTGGAGTAGAACCAGCGAAGGCCGCAAAGAGTGTCCATCACCTTGAAGTATATTGCAGGCGCATAACGACATCAGATGAGGTAAGCCCATGAAGACAAGATTTGTCTCTCACAAGGATAAGGTTCTGGACAAAATATCAAAGCAGTTAAGTTCAAACCTTAATGCGGCGGCAGAATATTCAGTGAGACACATAAAAGAAAAGATTTCAACTGGGGGTTCTGTAACGGAAGCAAGATACAACATAAAGACCAATAAGGTTCGCAGGGTAAAGGTTGGAGTTATACATTCCAAGCCGTGGGAACCTCCGTATGTTCAGACCGGACATTTAAGGAACAGTATAGGGTACGAAGTCGCGGGTAAACAGCGGGGTTTCTATAAACGAAGAATAGGAACTGGAATCAAAGGCGGTAACGATACATCATACGCAATCTGTCTTGAGTTTGGAACAAGAAATATGCTTCCACGCCCGTATATGCGTCCATCAATGTATGAAACAAGGGATATGGTAAAGAAACTTGTAATGGCTGGTCTGGAATGAAACAACTGGCAATAGGCATTATCACAAGGTATAAGTCCGATGCAGGCGTTACGTTAAGGACGCTTCTCGATGACGAACCGCAGGTTGAAGGAAAGCAGAAACTTTGGTTCGGGGACGCTCCGCATGGGGTGTCCTTGCCTGTTGTTGTTTTCTCGATGCCGTCTGCAGGTTCGGAAGACGGAACAATGAGTTCATCAGGGGCTTCATATATCGAAAAACAGTTGGTTCAATTCTCTGCTTTTGTTGAGGAATATGCGGTTGCCACAAATATACTGGACGAAATCAAGAAATTGTTTGATAATTATGGTGTGATTTTATCCGCAGGCGGGAAAGTCCAGTTGGTAAAACGGATGAATCCCGGCTTTGTTGTCCGTGACCCGGATGGCGGGTATGATGTAAATGTTGATTACGAATATACATATTCAGAATCGTTATAGAAGAAAGGCAGGAGATTATGAGCAATGCGTTCAGCGGTGCAACAGGTTCGGTTACGTTTAACGGTACTGTTTCGGAAGTAAAGAACTGGAACATTACGCCAAAAGCAGACTTGAAGGATGCTTCTTCTTTCTCGTCAGCAGGATGGCGGGAAAAGAAAACTTGCATGAAAGAATGGTCTGGTTCGTTTGAGGTGCTGGTGTATCCCGGCGACTGCGTAGGTTCGCAGGCTATCGGGTCATTCTTTACCGGAACAGGACAACCCGGAGGAGGTACAGGTACACAAAAGACGTATTCCGGAACAGTGAATATCGCTCAATGCGCCATTGATACCAAGCATGACGACCTGATTACTTGGAAGATAGATTTCGAGTCGCATGGTGCATTGACCATAGCATAGAAAGCTGGTGAGCCATGACCGAAATGGAACTGCTTAACGAACCAGTTGAGTTCCTGATTGCAGGGAAGACTATCAAGTTCAGGCGCATATCTTCTGCCAAGAAACGTGCTATTGCTCAATCCCTGCACCTTAAACTCATGATGGCTCACATAAAAGAAAAGGCTTCTGCTCTATTTCCTGACGACGAAAAGGAACGTCAGAAGTATGTTTCGGAACGAATCAGGGAAATACCGGAAGGGCTAGCATTTGTTAAGTTAATAGAATCTCAACCAGTGATTGATGAACTTGTTGACAGGTACATGGCTGAATCTTCCGGACTGCCTTATGATGAAATAGTTGCGTTGGTTGATGAAGCAACAGCAGATGAGTTGAGTCCTGTTCTTGCGTTTCTTGCAAAGGGTAAAAAAAAATAGTCTTTGCGCCCGAAACATGGAGAGCAATCTGCCGAAATATGGGTGAGAAATACGGATGGAAACCGGACGAGATAGCCAATCTGACTGACGAACAGCTTTACGACCTTTGCGAAGGACTACACGAAGGGATAATGCAGGCAAAGGCACAGGAGCAGATAGAGAACCAGCTTGACGAGAAGTTAAAGGCATGGAGAAATGAACATGGTTCTGAACCCATGCCGATTGTTTTGTAGGTGAATCATGGCCGAGAAAGTTGGAGACTTGTTTTACGAGATAGGTGGTGATATGTCGCCGCTACAGACCGCCCTGCAAGCGTCTGATACGGCGGTACAGAAAGTTGGACGGGACTTGCCAGTACCACAGATGCAAAAGCTGAACGGAGAGGCTGGAAAAACCAATACAAGTATGTTCGCCCTATTGCGTATTACCCATGCGCTGTCCCCTGCTACAGATAAGTACTCATTCGGAATGATAAGGATGTTATCTTCGGTTGAATCGCTTGTCGGTAGTTCAAAGAAACTTGTTGCAGGACTCTCAATAGGTGCGGCGGCACTGGCTGGTTGGAACATAGGCCGCCTTATTGCTCAAATGACCGGACTTGATGCAAAGATGGAAGCCATTTATACCAAGTCAGCGAAGATAAAAGGTTCGTTTATGGAATGGGCGTTTGGCCTTCGTGGACAAAAGACCGCATCCGAATCAGAACTTGCGGTAGGAAAAGAAGCCAGCCGAAAACGTGGTCTCGATAGATTCTCCACCGATGTACAAGACAAGATTAAGCAGGGCATTAAGCCTTTTGACGATTGGCAGAAGAAATACGAAAAGATGAATCCAGAGGAAAAGGCTAACGAACTTGCCGACCAGTTCGCAAAAGGTAAGGGGTTAGAACGTGATATGTACTGGGAAGACCTTGCGAAAGAGGAAGAACGCTCTATGGGTCTTAAACAGATAGCTGGAAGCCTTACCGGAAAAGGTACAGACATTAACATGACCATGCAGAAGGCCGTCATAGATGCCAACCAGAAAGCCAAGCCGTCTGTTGCAGAGCAAAAGGCACAGGAAGCAAGGGATAAGCAGTTAAAGGAGCTTATCGAGATCAAGGAGCGGGTAGGCAAACAGGGTATAGTACTGCAATAAGGGCATAATAACAGCGTACAGCGCAACGTCGCAATGATTTAGGGGGTATAGGCAATGACTGTTGGTTACGTCAGACTACCAAGGGGTTATGATTATAGCGTCCTAGAAACCGAAGTCAAGGGGCAGGAAGTCTATATGCGCCACGATTCGGGTACGGGTGCTGTGCCAGCCGCTTCGCTTCCGATAGTAGGAACGACCGCCATGAAGGATGCAGAAGGAAATGCTATAGCCTCCTGTCTTTGTCGTTCGTCTTCTACGAAGTACATTGACGACGATGTTTCTTCCCCGCAGATAACATATTTCTTTTCAACCAAGAAAGGGTCGGATGCCGGGAGCGACTTGCCACCCAAAGGGACATGGAGAATGGATGCAGGCGTCGAGACTGTTGGCATAGGGATGGGAAAACTGAAAGAACCTACTCTAACATTCAAGCAAGATTCAAACTCTTTTGTGGGTGAATCAGTAACGATAACAATTCCAGTTTTTTCTTTCACGCTTCCAAATAAGATAACTTCTGATGTGTCAACTTATATGACTCAACTCATTGCGTGTCTAGGGAAGATTAACAGCGACGTAATGAACTCTCAAGCCCTCGCAAGTTTTCAGGTCGGAAGTATATTATTCAATTCAGTGTCCGGTGGAACATCATTTAATGCGCTCGGTGCTTTAATGTGGACTTTTGAGTGTCATTTCTCTGTAAGGGTGATACCTGATTATACTCCGTCAGGTTCAGAAGCAAAGAACGGGACATGGAACGCCATGTGGGATCCAAAGAATCTCCGGTGGGATGTTGTCACCAATTCTGGAGCAGATACATTCAGGATATACTCGACAGCAGACCTCCGATACTTTGAATCGGCAGGTGACTAATGAGAGAATTACAACTTCACTCTGAACAAAGAGGACAAACGTATCTCTCATACGAGAATTACAACAACATCATTAAAGTCTGTAAGCAGTTCCTTTCCCTGCAATTTAATAAGAGCCAGTTTGATGTGGTTAATGATGGCAAAACCACTCGCATAAGTCTTGTTAATCAAGAAAGTAATTCTTTGTCTTTTGATTGGACTTTGGGGTATAATACCGCAGACCCTAAAAAGCAGATCATCAGTCTCAAAACAGGGAACTTCGTTGTTCAGGGAGATGATAATTACGAACTTGCAGCGGCAGATTACGAGCTTCCAGCCGGAGTTGCAGACGACCTGTGCTTTCCAACTATTTCGTTTGTTATTGCAACAAAGACCGTTAGCTTGAAGTTCACTACGGCATACCCGACAATGACTGCAGACGAAGCACTTGTTCCTCTGATAAGGTTGAAATACTCTACGGCATGGTATCTTGATGGTGATGGTTCTGTGCTTCATCCGGGTGGGGACATTCATTTCACAAGGTCAATGTTATTTGGATAATGTATGCGTTTCAAAATACTAATATTTCTGTTGTCGTGCGGAATGGTACACGCCGCCGCAGAAATCAATCCAACAAACTGCTTTGCCGATTATCCTTGGAGCAGTCAAAGCAATAAGTTCTGGTACGTTGTTGAAACCAATTCGTTCATTCACAAACAACTCTGGTATTCCCTGCAAGACAGGGCAACTGTCTGCAACATCGGAACACAGCCTTGGACTACAAAGCAATACACGCTAGGCATGGGATGGCCTACCGTTGCCTTGCAGAGAACAACAAACTCTTATCTAAACACAAACCAAGTCCAGTTACTCTATGACGTAACCAGAACAAATACAATCACGGCATGGACGTATTGGAGTTGTCACCCTACGAACCAGAACGATGTCACCTCTCACGTTGCGATTGCAACGGCCTACAAAGATATGTATGTCGCAATGTACACAGCACTTGACGCAATCTGCACCAACTATGTCCCTGCAAGAATAGGTAAAAACATGACCAACTGGTTGGCAACTCAACACCCAAAGGACGTGCCGACATACTGCAACGCCGGAGCCGTCTTGTATGATGCAGGATACTCCAGCCTTGTTTCTGGTGTAGTGTGGTCAAATAACGTCATTCAGTCCTGTAGCGACTGGAACTTTGCGGAATACTCTCTACCGACTCCGGGTGCTACTCCACATACCACCGAGACGAATGTATTTCTCTTGTCGGCGGCAGACTGTTTTGCGGCCTGCATTGCACAACTCAAGTATTTTGTTGTTCCAGTTATTCCCGGAAGGCAATCAGATGATGACTTCGCATCACGGCAATACTATGACTGTATCGGTGCGTCAGGTTCTTATTGGGGATGGGATGCGCTGTCTAAGAAATCAGTCAAACTAGCTCCTGATGCTGATTACCTTGAATCTTATCCGGCTGAATCCAAGCCGTTGGCGTGGGCGTTCATGGCTCAGTCAATGGATTATACTTGGGCTGATGGATTAAGCAGAACGATTGATGGGTTTGACACAAATATATGGGGAGGAAATAACTCCATTTCGGTTTCAATAACGGGGACAAATCTCAATACTGATTGGCCAGTATCCGGATGGTACGGCAAGGCAACATGGGTGAATACGATAAGCGCATCAAATAGCTCCGGTGCAACTTCTGGTTTTAGATGGCGGTTGAGGATCGGTGAAACGTGGTATGACATGGATAACGTCAAGACGTTTAACACAAATATAACTGCGTCCATAGAGAAAGTTCCAAGTCCTTTTGTATTTTCTTATTCAGAAACTTGGTATTCAGATCAACAGGAACTATCAAGTTCCAACTACGTTGACGCTTATACCAATGTAGTTGACTCATATCTGACATATTATGGATTTGGAGGTACAACCAATGCTACAGGAGGAGATTTTAATTATTACGCATGGACAAATTGGGCTAGTGGAGAAACTTTCACAAATCTTGTAACCTATACATGGTTTAATATTACCAAGTATGAGTTTACTAACACGTTCTCGACAACTACTGACTACATCAACCAGTACTGGAAAACAAACGGCTGGTATAAGACGAATGTACTTAATGCTGGAACTACTACCAATACTCTGTTCACAGGTGTCTCAAGTAATGTGGTTGACGGACATTGGGAATATGGATGGGGTTCAAATATCGTTCTATCTTGTGATGGACAATGGGATTACGGGAGTATGGTTCTCACCAATGGAGTGTATGCCAGAGCGATCCTGTTTGATGTTAGGCCGAATATTCCCATATTTGTTGACATGGCCGCTCCCGACCCATCGGCAAGTGACAACTCCCAGATAAAGTATTACTTCTTGGGGCTGTCGCTCGAAAGGGCAAAATCAGAGTTTCATCTAAATACTACACAACCTATCTTGGACTTACCCGAATGGGCTGGATATAATTGGGAGCGGCCATATTACAACGCAGGCGTAGAGCCACTTACAGAACTTGACGCTATTAACACAAACTATCTTTCAGAGGCAGGTAATTGGACGAGGACACCAGACAGAGGTTTGCCATTTTACCCTCTTGGATGGATGGCTAGCGAGGATGATTGGATACCATTTGAAAACAAAAAAGATATAGACCCACGTTACTTTTGGGGTGTTGAAAAGGGGTGGTGTGTGATAGACTATGTATTCACCGAAAGGAAAACGTCTTTACCGAAATGAAAAAGTACGGCATAACAGGATTGATTATGTTTCTTGCGGTTGTAGTTAACGCAGATCCTCCTTGGTCAATTAAAGTTGATTTTGTCAGAACCCTGACAGTTACTCTACTGAATAAGACCAACATCAACTGTACTGGATCATACCCTGTATATTATTTCTTCGACTCTGATATGAACTGCACGACCTGTACTTGTTCTTGGGTCAATTCAACAACCTCTGTTTATTCGGTATCAATTCAGAGCAATCAGCTTACTACCACAGGAGAATACATATACGGGGCAGGGATAAGCAATTCTGTTGGTGTTACCATTGCGAATCGTGGTACACTATCCGTCAAGTCTGACCCGAACCATTAAAGGAGCGATAATGAATAAGAATATAATCACAGCGTTTTTATTTCTGGCAATTCCAGCTCTGGCAGACCCACCGTTGGACAAGATTGTTGATTTCGCAGGCAGTACCGCACCAGCAATAGAAACGTATCAAGCCAACACACGTACAATAAAATGGAACGTAAGAAATGCCAATAGTGCTGTCAATGGAACTGGTTACACTCCGTTTTGTTGGTGGGCAACAGATGCAGGAGCTACAAACATAGTGAGCGCAACTTGTACTTGGGTCACGCAGACTACCGGAGTGTTCAACGCTCTGTTCTCGTCAGATTCCTTGAACACGAATGGAGACTTCATCTACGGAGTAGGTCTCTCGTCAAATGGAGTAACAACCGCAAGGCAGGGAACATTATCAATCAGGCAAGACCCATACGCTTCTGGGGCTGGCGCAATAGACTACACTATCCCAATGAACTTGGCTCTTTACACCTTCAGCAACACTACAAACGGAAGTTTGTTGCCGGGAAGTAATGTGACATTCCGCGCTGTCGGGAGCCGTGGCCAGTTTGCGATTGACGGCGGCGAGGGAATCACTGATCACGCCTTGCTCTCCAATCTTGATTATTCATCTTCCGGCCATACCGGATTCATGCCGACCGGCGCGTTTGTTACCGCCAGCATCACAAATGGAATACAAGAGTCCGCTAATGCCTATTCAGACTCTGCTACCAACGGCGCAATGACCACAGTGCGAGGCACAGGCTATCTCACAGCATCGAGCAATCTGGACACGACCAAACTGACAGGCGATCTCACCAACACCATCGCAGGCATGACTGCCGCATCAGTAACCAATGGAGCGACGTTGGGATTGACGGCATTGCAGGTGGAGAGTGACACGATGCAGTCTGTTTATGACCGTGGCAAGGTAATGTCAGGTACGAATGGGTCAATAATCTTC